GTTGTATGATTTGCCATTGATAATTTGTACTCATATTATTTATTTTCTATTGTTTTTAATCTTGCTTCTAATTCTTGTATGCTTTTTACTAAGATTGGTACTATTTTAGAATAGTCAACTCCTTGTGGAACAATTTTATCATCTTCATCAATTTCATCTTTTTCACCAATAACTGCATAAGGTAAAACTTCTTGTAATTCATGTGCCATTACACCATACATTCTTGACTTATTTGATTTCCATTCATAATCATAAGTCTTAATAGTAGATATTAATTCTAATCCGTTGTAGTCTTTTAAATCTTGCTTTAATCTATAATCTGAAGATGTATTATATGCAACATTTGAACCATTATGAGTAATTGAACCAAGTACACCAGAGCCATTACCAGAAAATCTAATTAATGTACCAGAACCTGCTTCATTTGCAACGCTTACTGGAATACCAGCATCTTTTCTTACAGTTAATGTACCTTGTCCTCCAGAGCCTTCACCGTTTATTATTACGTTACCACCATACTTAATAGTCATCGCATTTGTATATGAACTACCAGCACTTGTACCATATCCAATACCTAAATCATTTGAACCACTTTTGTAAAAATTCCAATCACCGTACCCACTTTCAAGGTTATTAAATATTAAATAATTGTAATCACTTGCATTACCATTTTGTGCAGCAAATATTCCTTGTGTTGCAGTTACACTACTTGAGAATGTAGCTGCTCCAGCTTGAGTAATATTAAATCTATTAGCACCACTATTACCATTAAATCTTACTATATCTCCTGTTCCATCTTGTTGAATTGTCAATCCTGTGTTTGTGCCACTTGCATTGTAAACAAATAATTTATCGGTTTGCGGAGCAATACCAATAGACATATTTGTAGCTTGAACACTTGAACTAAATGTAGCAGCACCCGATGTAGCTATTTTTAATTTTAAACTATTGCTAATACCAAATAAGATATTACCTCCTGAATAACTATGGAATATATAATCACCTGCTACCGAACCTGAAATAAAGTTATTTGTTGCAGTAGCCATCCCAAAATAAGATACATATGTTGCAGGGTCAGTTATAGTATTAGTAAACACAACCGAAGGCGCATTACCTGCTACTCTAATTTGAGCTGCTTCAGTAGCACTAAATACTGTTAATTGATGGTTAGTTGCAGTAGTTGTTCCTATTAATGTTTTACCTGTAAATGTCGCAGTAGTTCCTATTAAACCACCCGTTAAAGTTCCCCCTGTTAATGGTAGGTATCCGCTTAAAGAACTTGTTAAAGCTAATGTACCATTTGCTGCTGGAAATGTATAAGTATATTGTGCAGCATTATTAAATGCAAGTACGGCTGCTCCACCACCTACATTACCCCAAACATAAGCAATCCAAGATGTACTTCCTACATTTGAAGCACTTAAGGTTGTATAACCTGTTGTAGTATACAGAGTATTGGAATTAGCAATAGCAATTTTTGCTACACTTAAATCACTTGTAAAAGTCTTACCTCCAGTAATTGTTTGTATTCCATCAAGAGTTACATAGTTTGCTAAACTTGGAATATTACTTGTAAGGGCTATTGTGCCACTTGCATTAGGAAAATTGTATGTATTAAATACATTTCTTGTAAATTGTAAAGAAGCACCACCTACACTATTATCAAAAGTTAAAGCCAAAATACCACTTACAGAAGCATTTGAGCTTAATGTAGTATATCCTGTTGTTGGTGTAAAACTTGTACCATCTTTTAATTGTAATCCTGCTGATTTAATATCATTAGAACCCATATTTAATGTGCCTGTTGCTCCTGTGTATGGAACAAGACCTGTAATTGAAGGAATGTCGCTTGTTAAAGCCAATGTACCTGTTCCGTTAGGTAAAGTAACTGTTCTATTTACACTTAATGTAGGCGGTTGTAATACCAAAGTAAACCCTGAATTACTGAAAGTAACATTACCTGTTGTTGTTAAACTTGAAGTAAAAGTAACCCCACCGCTAAAAGTTTTAGCACCTGCTATCGTTTGTGTTCCTGTTGTAATTAAACCTCTATTTGTAGCCGAAGCATCAGGAATGTTGAAAGTATGCGTAGCAGTTGTACTTGAGATATTGAAATCCGTTCCACTCGTTCCTGTTTGAAAGTATTGTACTTGAGCAGTCAAACCATTTAATGCAGTTATACCTGTACTGAAAGTCGTTATAACTTGGCACAAATGAGAATTTTGAGTATGTAATGTTATTGTTTTACTCGCGTGAGTTACATAAACCCTTATAGCTAACCTATCCGTAATTGTTAATGATGTTTCAGGTACTGCAACCGCAGTTGTATATAAATCAATCGCAGTTCCATTAGTTATGTATTCAGGATTTGCTGAATTATCTGCTATTAAAGTAAAAGTACTACCATTATATTTGTAAAGTTCTACATAAAAACTAGGTGAGCCTCCACCTGAAGATGCACTAAAATACATTTCAAAGTTCCAATTTCCTGCTGGGATAACTAATTGTGCAGGGTCGTTAGCATCGGTTATAAATTGACTTATATATCCATTAGCATTTATAGTAAAATCTACTCCTGTGCCTATTACGGCACTTTTACTCATTTCATAATAAGTGTTTCCTACAAATGTGCCTTGATTTGTTCCTCCGTTAAGATAATACGAAACTGAAGAACCGCCACCACCTCCTGTTGGAAAACTAGCTAAAGTACCATCTCCCCTTATATATTGTGAAGCATACCCTGCTCCTGTTACTGCAATCGTTCCATTTGCCGTTAAAGGGCTATTTGCGACACTAAAAGCACTCGGCATAGATAAACCTATGGAAGTGATTAAAGTAGGGAAGGTTGTCAAGTTTCCTGCTCCGTTTACATATTGTAAATTAGTTCCGTTGAATCCTATGTTAATCGTTCCGCTTGTAGTAATGGGTGAGCCTGTAATATTTAAACTATCTCCGCTTTCAGTAATTGCAACACTTGTTACTGTACCTGTTGCACCTGAAGCCCTTTGCCATATTGAACCGCTATAAATTACTTGGTCTCCTACAAAGAAAGCAATAGGACCAGCACCAAAGTCAACTGTTCCTGCAACATTACATAAGTAAACATCCCCTTGATTTCCTGTGCCATTTACAAGGGTAGGTGTGTTAGTCGCAGCATTCCAAGTTCCTTTATACTCCATTACGGAGTTAGGTAATTGAGATACTAAAATCTTACCATTGACATCAAGTTGCGGAATACCATTTGATGCGTTGATAGGCAAAGAATTTACCACCCCACTTGTTCCTGTTAAAACTCCATCTAAATTCCTCACTTTCGCACCTGCTGAAACTACAATTTGATTTGCCATCTTATATTAATTTATAACTAAATTATTGAAATAATGCCCTAATAAATTCCCCACTTTCTAATACCCTTCCAAATGTTAATACCCCTGTCGCACTTACCCATTTCACTTGTTCATCAACTGCCGTTCCTGTCGTTAAAATATCTTGAACATCAATACCACCACGAGAAACATAAAGACAATCCTTTCCTATCATATCCGTATATGTAATCGTAGTTTCGCCACCAGCTGCAACAGTTCCTTTTGTATAAACCGCACCACCAGCAACAATAACTGTTCCACTTGGATTTATTGTCGTTCCTGTTGTTCCATAAGCACCTGTACCTTGTAACGATACACTATACGTTGCTATGTCCCTGTAAGGTGCGTTAATTTGTAAACTTGTTAAATTACAATTACCACTAATCACTACCAAACCGTCAACTCCGTTATCAATAACAAACTTTACTAAAATTATAGTTCTGTCTTGTTGTTGCTGAAGTAAGAATAAATAGCCATAACCATCCAAAGTTATAAGACCATCACAAGTTACACTCCAAGTTGCTATATCGTTTTTGTATTCTCTATACCACGCACTCGTTTGGCTTGTTACCTCTTTTTGGTCAACACTTACACTAAATGTGCAATTTGTAGAACACGAAAACGGAATATCCCTACCTTCAGGATAAGTCTCCGAAGGTGGTTCGTGATAATACAACATTATATTATTGCCCTGTATATTCTCTGCCATATTGCAAATTTAATCTTTTTATTAACCTAAATATTTTATTGTTTCTACTGATGCATTATCATCATTTGAAATTTCTAATAATTGTAATGATATTGTTTCATTTTGATAACTATTTACAGTTAATCTATTAGCCATAAATATTTTATCGTTATAACTTAGATTATTAGCAATTAAAATAGGATTAGTAGAATCTGCTATATGGTATTTTTTATTCAAATATATTGTACTATTTGAAGACTCTGATATACCTAAATCACCCTCTAATGTAGCAAGGTTTTTATTAAATATGTTTGAATATTGTCTACATATTAATTGAGTTAAATTACTATACGTTCCAGCCTTACCATATCTATACCAATTTTGTAACTTAACTAATGAATTATTAAAAAGTGAACCAACAGTATTTGGTACTGATAAATCAGGATAATTAGCACCATAAGGAGTTTCTATTTCTTTTAATAATGCTTCATTTGTTCCTAATGTCCTTTGAACTTGTATTCCACTAAATTGAGCATCCGTTTGACTTAATGATAAATTATTGAATCTAAATAAACTAGAAGCAGATCTTACTACAAATCCTATACTTATATATCCTACAGCTATATCAACATTGTTAATGGTATTTTTACCTAATGGTATATCAAGTGAATATGATTGCCTTGGTCTCCTATCTGTCAAACCTCCTATAGGCGGATTTGATGGTGGTAATAAAATAGATGTATTTATATCGGTTGACCAATTACCATTTGAATCTAAAATATATGTATTTGAACCAACAAATAACCTTACGAGTAAATAGCAAAGCCCTGTAACACCAAAACCCAATGTAGAATATAAAGTATATGTAAAAGATAGTGTTGCATTAGAATTACCCATTTTAGGCAAATATCCAAGAGCCCCTATTTCACCTGTTGTTCTAAATGTAGCTACACCAGTTCCTGATTGTTGTATTCTAACATCGTTAAATTCATCATCTGGATATTCATAAACGGTTAAAGAGCCTGTTCCTGATAATCCAGCAGTAAATCCAACTGGAGCAGTATGCAATCCTGTAAATTGCTTAAAATCACCATTGTTTATATAGTTTTTAGGAAAATCATAAGGAGATGTTACTCTAACTCTTGAAAATCCCTTCCTTGTAATTTTAGTTTGCACATTATCAATAAAATGAACATTACCTTCACTATAAGCTTCAATAGAAATACCATCTGTTAATGTACCTGATTCTACTAAATAGACGACAGTAGATAATAAGTATTTTGTATAATAATTTGTTATACCAGCCATTTCATTTATAGACATAATCCACCAATCACCTTCATATTGAAATAACCTACAACCAAAAGACTTCATTATGTTTTCTAATAATGTAAAATAATCTAAACCAACAAAATCTCTTCTAAATTGAAATGTTTGTACAAATGGTTCATTGCTTAAAGAAGTTGACCTATCAAGCATACCTTCTGCAAAATAAGAACAACAAGAATATAAATAAGTATCATTTGGGAAACCAATACTATATAATGTTGTGTTTAATATTGATAATAAATTTGTTGTATCATTTATATTGCCTTCTAATGAACTATATTTTGTGTATTTTAAAAATGATAATGCATCTACACATACAAAATTAACTTCTTGATTTCCTGTTGTAAATGGAATACTTATATAATCATTAAATAAAAATCCTTTCCATTTTATATTTATACTTGCTCCAACTATATTTACTAATTCTACATAATATTTTCTGTCATTTGCATTAAGCAAGTCGGGGAAATTATCGTAATCGTCTTCAGTAGATATTAAAAAAGAAACATTTAATTGAGATGATATTATTCCTGCAATTGGGTCTTCTTCGTTTGAATTAGGTTGTAACAATATGCTAGTTGGTTGGTATGTTTTAACGCTACCATCATAATCATCTTCATAAATATTAACAACTAATGTTGATTCATTACGAAGTATCTGAGTTAGTGTATATCTTAATCCGTATGCCATTATGCTAAACTAATATTTTGTCCTTTAAGATTTGATGCCTTTTGTGCTCTATTTACTGATAAAAGTAAATCTTGTCCTCTTAATACAAATGAACCTCCACCAACTCCGCCGCCACCACTCATTGCACCTGCACTAAATGTAGTGTTAAGCATACCACTTAACTTACTTAAAGGCAATACCGCTTCAGGTCCAGCTTCTCCAATCATTGCAATTGAAGCACCATTAGTTACTCCGCCTGCTGCTAATTTTCTTCCACCAAATGCACTTTGTAACGCACCACTAGCAGCAAAAATAGCTCTTAATTCAGGGAATGCAGTAAGTATAGCTTGAAATATTGTTGCTTGTATAATAGCAGCAGCAATTGATTTAGCTATGTTTAAAAACATTTGACCAATAGCTTCTAATGGACTTTCGCCTTGTTCTAATGCTTGAAAAACACTCATTAAACCATTTGTAACATCATTTGATAATAAATTAGCAAAGTTCTCATAAGATTGAGCAAGTGCATCAACCCTATCACTTTCCATTTTAAAACCCTTCATTCTGTCTGCTGCATCCTTATTCAAAAACTCTCCTAAACTATTATCTTTTCCTGTAACCCTTTTAGTTTCTTCAGTCATTCTTCTTTTCCTATCGGCAGCTTCCCCTTTATCGCCATAGGTAAGAATTAATCCATTATCAAAACCTTTATCCTTAAATAGCTTTTGATATTTTTGTATGTCCATTAACTGCTGCGACAACTCATATTTTAATGCAGCAGAATATTCTTTTAACGAATCAATAGCAACATTTCTTTTGCTTTTTGATTTTGTTTTATCAGTTGTTGTTGTACTGTCATCAATTTGTTTAGTAATTTCTTTTGAATGTTTAGCAACTGATTTTAAAGTTGTGTCAAGTTCTTTACCGAAATTTTTTGAGTGTACTGCTGCTTTGTCTTGCTGTTGAGCTAATTTATTAAATTGTTCAAATATACTTTTAAATACCTGTTCTTGTGTTTTAGCTTTTTTTGCAATTGCTTCACTTCCAATTATATCACTAACACTAATTGCTGGACCTTTTGTCAATTTAGATAAAGCAAATGCACCTAAACTTTCACCTATAAATAAATCAGCTTTGTTTGCGTTTTCTGGTGCTGTTTGTGCTTCTAATTGTTTGAATGCCTCTTCCGAAGCTTTCTTTAATGCTATTTGCGCAGCAGCTCTATATAATGCAGATTTAACATAATTATCTTTATTTTCAATAAATAATCTTTCTGCTTCTGCTATATCTTTTGTAGTTCCGTAAACCTTACCTAATGAATTATTATATTCTTCTAAAGCATCCTTCTTTGATAATGTTCCATTCTTAAATTTCTCAAAAGCACTATTTACATTTTCTATTTGTACATAAGCTCCTGAAAAAGCATCTTTTGCTGCTGTAAAAGCATTAGCAAATTCCCTTAATGTTGCAGATCCGCCTGTTGCCTTATCAATAAATATTGATATGTCTTTACCAAATGCAACCATTAAAGAAGAAACAACCGCCAATGCAATACCAACACCTGCTGGACCTGTTAACCCAGCAGCCATTGCCTGAAATGCTCTTTTAGTTCCGCCTTCAGTTTTAGATAATCGTTGGAACGATTCCAACATTGGGTTAAGGTTGTTCGTAATACCAATAAGTCCATAAGGAGCATCTTGAGCAATCCTTGAAAAGTTAGTTAAAGCATTAGTAGCATCGCCGAATTTTCTACCTGTATTACCTAGTGCATTAGTAATGTTGTTAATAGTACCAGTTGTTGCTGCAATTTTATCTTTTAAGACAACAATTTCGGCAGTATTAGTTGACCTTTTTAATTGAGATTCAAATTTCTTTAACTCATTCTGTGATTTAATTAATTCGGCTTGTAATTGGTCTGAGTTCATCCCCAAAAAAACCTCTAAACTTATTGTTTCTGCCATTTTTATTAATTTACTCCGTATAACTTTAGTGTCCTTGCCAATTGGTCTCTACTTAACATTACCTTTTCCTCTTCTATTTCTACATCATCAATCGCTGGTATGTGCCAAAAAGCCTTCATACTTTTGGGTGACTTTTCAGAACTGTTACTTAAATATACAATATAGGCAAGGTTTCTAGTCCTTGCCCATTCGTTTAACTCTTGTTTTTCTTTACCCATTACGATAATAGAAAAGTCTTTCCAAGTCATTTCCCAAAACTCATTGGGTCTTATATTGCATTCAGCAGCTTTTACTAAAATATCATCCCAACCTAACTTTATTAGACTTTTTTTTTTCTTCTTTAGGTGTTCCTTGTACTGCTAAAACTGTATGTTCTACAATATATTTTAAGTACAATATAACTTGCCCTTCAGTATTAAAAATTCCGCCTATTTCATCAATCCAGTCGCAAACGTCATCTTCGGTAAATTCAATTTCTTGTTTGTTAGAAATACATCCTGATTTATATCCGATATGTATTAGTTTAACAATGTTATCCAAGTCATATTTATTACTACCTAAAACTTCAAAGTATTTGTCAATGGATATGTCTTTTGCTTTGCAAAATTCCCTCATTGACCAAGTACCCCATTTTAATTGAATTGTGTTGTTGTTTAGTTTTAATTCAAACATAGGTTATTGATTTACGCTTGTTCAGTTTGTGCAATTGGTGGAACACATACTACAAATGTTGCAGTAAATTTCACATCATCTTTATCAGCTGCATTTACTTCGAAATCGCTAATAAATACTGTACTTGTAGAAAGACCACCATAATACACATCTCCTGAAGTTGGTGTTGCCTTACCCATTTTAATAGTAAATACAGTTTTAGCAGCGTGAGCAGCATACAATTGTTGGTAAGAATCCTTACTTGGAGTTCCTGTTTCATCAATTGCAAAACCTTCCGCTTTTAATGATTGAGTAAATGATGGACCTACTTGATATTGGTCTCCACATTTAGAAGTTGCATCAATAGTGTTTACAGTTGATGTCAATGAGTTTGTCGTTAAACAAGCCACAGGTAAAAAAGTTGTACCTCCAGCTAAATCTGCTAAAAGGATATAATCCCTTGCTGATACTTTAGTTTCTGCCATTTTATTTTAATTTTGAGTTATTATTAAATTATAAGTTATTATCGTTCTAAATACATTGTCCAAAGGGTTTAAACCATCTAAATTTCTAATTGCACTCACCACCAAACTTGAAGCATTAAACCCATTTGCTAGGGTTATATTTGTTTCCGAGTTGATTGCATTTAGTATTAAATCGCTTATTGTTTCGGCTCTTTTATATCCAAAGTTACTATTTTTTATGACAATGTCAACATCAATGGCAACTGTATTGGTGTAACTGATTTTCCCTTGTTCTTGTGCCGATGTTCTGCCACTCATAATGATATATTCATTAGGTGCAGAATCAAGTGCGATTCCATCATAAACAGGCAACCCACTTGAACTTGTCAAATTAGTATAAAACCACTTTTTTATTTCAATGTTAGGGTTAAGCATTTACTATTTGTTTTATATTTTTAATAAGTTTTGGTATTTCTTGTTCATAAGATGGTATTAAAAATGGTTGCGGTCTCAATCCTTTCCTTAATATATTCAAGGCTATTGCATAAGCCAAACCTTTGTCATTTTTACCATTACCAATACCCTTCCTTTTAACCCACAATGCTAACGCTTCAATCATTGCCTTAAACGTGCTGCCTGTTTTACCTTTAAATTTTTGTGCATATTGTTGATAATTACTTGGAACGCTTACCTTACCTCCTGTGCCAAATTCAACATAAGGTGCATATTTTGCTCCAGCTCTAACTATAAAAATATAATCATTATTGTCCCCTCTAGAAATTACTTTTATGCTATTTCTTAATTCTCCTAAATTTACAGGTGCTAATCTTATTGCATTATTTCTAATATTATTAGCAGATGCAGCAAATTCATTTTTTACTTCACCTCTAGCTTTATCGCTTAATTGTGATAATTTTTTATAGACATCATCAAAACCTTGCATTTTAAATTCAATCTTATCCATTATGCGTACATTAATATTTCGTAAAATCTAAACTGATTCTCTACGTCCTTAATTGAATGTATTGTGTACATTTCGCCTTCAGCCTCTATTTTGTACATATTGGTAATCGTTACATCGTACCTGATAAATAATTTAGCAGAACGAGTAAAACTTAATTCCGCCTCTTGTAATGCTCTATTCTCATTTTCAGGTCTAAAATCCCCAAATACAACTTCTTGCAAGGCATAGGTAGTTGTGTACCCACCTTGCCCATCAGCGGTGATTGTAGGCACATATAAGCCTATTTCCGAGTACATTGTATTCGCATCTACATAGTTTGATTTC